ATCGCTTATCGCGATACGCTGAACAGCGTTAAACATAGCCGCCTAAAGCGGCTATGTGTTGTATCGCTTATCGCGATACGCTGAACAGCGTTAAACATAGCCGCCTAAAGCGGCTATAACATTTTCCCTTTGCTGTCTTTGTTGGTCTTCGTCCCGGCGTCAAGTATATTAGCACTTCGTTCTTCGTTGTGGACCTTGGTCGGGATTTGGTTTAACGGGTTGTCCTGGTGAGCTTGATGGTTTTTGTTTCCTTTCGCTGTCTTGCTCCGTTGCTGCGCGTGTGCTCCTGCTTTGTGGGGTTGCGGTTGAGCTTGTGTGGTTGCGTGCTTTGGTGGTTGGGCGCCAGGCTTCCCGTTTTTATTTGTTGTGTGGTGGTGGTTTGTGTGGCCTGGTCTTGTGGGGTTTCTGCTAGGTCTCGTCGTTTGCCGCCTGATTGGTCTTCTCGTCGTCGTGCGGTGTTGTTGCGTGATGGCGGTGTTTGTCAGTGGCGTGTTGAGTCTGGGGTTATTTGTGGGGCTCCGGCTTCTGACGTGGATCATATTGTTCCTAATGATGATGATTCGTTGGGTAATTTGAGGGCTTTGTGTTCGGAGCATCATCGTCGTAAGACTGGTGGTGAGGGTGCGGCGGCGGCTCGTCGTCGGTTGTTGGAGGTTCGTTCGCGGTTTCGTCGGGTGGAGCCGCATCCTGGTTTGGCTGGGGGTGTTGTTGGTGGCGGTTAGGCTGCGTCGGGAGGAGTTGATCGATCAGCGTCCGTCCCGGATGGATGCTTCTCGTGGCGTTTTGTTGCCGACGAGTGTTCCTAAGCCGAATGCTAAGTGGCATCCGATTGCGAAGCGATTATTCAAGTCGTTTGCTTCGTCTGGGCAGGTTCATTGGTGGCAGGACTCAGACTGGGCTACGGCTTATATGCTGATGGATGAGTATTCGGCGTATAAACGTACTGATGATGCCGCGTTGAAGTCTCGTGCGGTTCGTGCGGGGTGGGACGAGGAGGCTGCGAAGTTGAGTCCGAAGGAGCGGGAGGCTGCGGGCTGGTCGCGTGAGCGGCCTAAGGTTTCTGCGTTTGCTTCTCCTCAGAAGTTGGATTCGATCTTACGCGCGTTGGAGCGTTTGTTGGTGACTGAGGCTGATCGGCGTAAAGCTCGTATTGAGTTGGAGGCGCCGGTTGATGCTGGGGACGCTCCTAGTGTTGCTGTGTTGGATGATTACCGTAAGGGTCTCGGGTTGGCTTAGGAAAGGAAATGTATGCCGACTGTTTACACGAAGAATAATTGCCACTTGTGCTCGTTGACTAAGCGGGCGTTGCGTCAGCGGGGCGTTCCGTTTGTTGAGGTGAATGTTGACGAGGATGCGGGGGCTCGGGAGATGCTTGTGGCTAAGGGGTTCCGGCAGATGCCGGTTGTTGATCCTGGGCGTGAGGGTTTCGATTGGTGGAGCGGGTTCCGCCTTGATTTGATTAAGGGCCTTGTGGGCGTTTAGTCGCGCCTTTGGGTGTGTAGTCGAATCGTTCCGGCTGGGGTGTTGCGCTCCTGGCTCCAGGGCGGTTCTTTATTTCCCGGCATTGTGCCGCGTGCGCTGGCGGTTTCGGTGTTGGGGTCGCGTTGTGCGTGAGTGGTGAGCGGCCACCAGTGTTTGGGCTGGGGGTTACGCGGGTTCGAGTCCCGTCTTCGCGGCAAGCGATCACGCCGCCCACCCCCAAAGGGGGGTGGCGTGGTTTTCTTCCTGGTGTGGTGGAAGTGGTAGACACGCCGCACTCAAAATGCGGTGCCTTTGTGGCGTGCGGGTTCGAGTCCCGCGACCAGGACTGTTTTGGGGATTGGGGGTGCCCTCGTGGACGATGGGGTTTCGGGGGCGCTCCCGTTTGGGGATGTGCCTGATGATGAGTTGTCGGACGAGCAGCTTCTTGTTCGTTACGCTCCTGTGCATTATGGTCCGACGTGGGAGCGTGGGGCTGACGGGCGTTTCGTGTTGCCTGAGCGGACGCTTGGCTGGGGGATTGCTGGGTGGTGCAGTGATTTCTTGGAGCCTCTTGGTGAGGGGCAGGAGGTTTTCAGGTTCACCCTGGAGCAGCTGCGTATCATCTTGTGGTGGTACGCGGTGGACGAGGAGGGGCGGTTCGTTTATCGGCGCCGCGGGACGTTGCAGCGTATCAAGGGTTGGGGGAAGGACCCGTTGCTCGCGGTTTTGTGTCTTGTGGAGGCGTTCGGGCCGTCGGTGTTCTCGCATTGGGGGCCCGATGGCGAGCCGGTGGGGAAGCGGCGCCCGAATGCTTTGGTGCAGATTTTTGCGTTGAAGCAGGAGCAGACTGCGAACACGTTTGATATGTTCCACGTCCTGGTGGGGGATAAGCTTCGCCGAGAGTATGGTGTTGATGTGCGGTTGCAGATCGTGCGTGGTTGTAATAATACTGCGCGCATTGAGGTGAAGACGAGTTCTTTCAGGTCCACCGAGGGCAATCGTTGTACTTTTGCTTTGTTGAACGAGGTTCAGCACTGGCTTCCGCAGAACAATGGGCAGCAGTTGAAGAATACTGTTGAGGGTAATACGACTAAGATGCGTGGTCGGTACATGTCGATCACGAATGCTTATAAGCCTGGTGAGGGGTCGGTTGCTGAGGATGAGCGTGATGCGTTCATGCAGTCCTTGGAGGGGCGTCTGGTGGATTCTGACGTGTTCTATGATTCGTTGGAGGCGCCGGATCATACGCCGATGACTGAGCGCGTGTTCAAGGTGTTATACAAGGCGGTCCGCGGGGACTCGGTTTGGTGTGATGCCGACGAGGCGTGGCGTTCGGTTCTGAATCCATCTAGGCCGGTGTCGGAGTCGCGGCGCATGTATTTGAACCAGGTTTGGCAGCCTGAGGGTAACTTGTACTCCGCTGCGGAATGGAAGGCGATTGAGCGGCCTGGCGCCATGCTGGAGCCTGGGGACAAGATTTGCCTCGGCTTTGATGGGGGCAAGTCTGACGACGCGACGGCGCTTGTGGCTGTTCGGGTGTCTGATGGCTTGATGGTTCCGTTGTTGTTGGAGGAGAAGCCGCTGGATTTGAATGTCCCGTGGGAGGTGGACCGGGATCGTGTTGATTCAATGGTCCACCGAGTGTTCTCTGAATACGAGGTCGTTGGGTTCTATGCTGACGTTGCCTTGTGGGAGTCGTACATTCATGAGTGGACTCTTGATTATGGTGAGGGCTTGGTTGCGAGGGCTTCCGACTCGGGGCCGGTGGCGTTTGATATGCGCGGTTCACGGAAGCGCGTGACGATGCTTCATGAGGCGTTCATGGAGGCGATTATCAACCAGAAGGTTGCTCACGGCGGGGCGCGCGAGCTGGCCTCGGCTTTCCGTAGGCATGTGTTGAATGTGATGCGGAAGGATACGCCTTATGGGGTGTCCTTCATGAAGGCGGGGCGCGAGTCGAAGAAGAAGATTGATATGTATGCTGCGGCGATGTTGGCGTTTGCCGCGTATAGGGATTATCAGACGGAGGTTTCCAGGGTTGATGCGCGTAGGCGTGAGCCTGGGAAGTTCTACCGGTTCTGACTTGGGGGTGGTTGCGTGTTGAACTATGACTTCAGTGATCCTACTGAGGACCTTATCAACGAGGCCCTTAGGGTTATTCAGTCAGACTATGATGAGGTTCTTGGTGTCGCGGATGACTACTTGCATGGCCGGTTCGCTGACCCGTATTCCCCTAAGGGATTGACTGGTGAGCAGCGGGCGATGATGCGGAAGGCTAAGCTCAACTGGTGCGAGATACCGGTTGAGGCTGCTACGCAGGTGCTCTTGGTTGACGGGTTCCGTCCCGGGGAGCAGCAGGTGGCGGGCCCTGACGGTATTCTGGAGGAGGAGCCTCCTGAGTGGGACTTGTGGCAGAGGTCGAACTTGGATGCTAAGCAGTCGATGGTGCATCGGTCTGCTGCGGCTTACGGTCAGGCGTTCGTTGTTTCGGAGTTGGATGAGCTGGAGCGTGGGCGGGCGAAGGCCCGGGTGTTGTCTGCGTTGCGGACGGTCTGCCTGTATGAAGACATTTTGTCTGACGATAATGCCTTGTTGGCGTTGTCGGTGATGCGGTGGCCGGGGGAGCGGTCGTTGTCTGGCGAGTATCGTCCTGGGCGCGCGGTCGCGTGGGACCGTTACAAGCGGTATGACATTCTGCTTGATTCAACTGGGCCGCGGATCGTTGAGGAATCCCTGCACGGGGGTAACGGGCACTGCCCTGTTACTCGCTTCGTTGCCAAAATGGACGATGAAGGCCGCGTTGTCGGATCGGTTCTTCCTTTGAAGAACTGGCAGGACATTTACAATCAGATGTTATTCAACCTTCTGATCGACCAGTCGCACAGTGCGCATCGCATTTTGTGGGCGACGGGGTTGCAACCTCAGGAGGTCGTGGACGCTGAGGGGCGTCCGGTGTTTGATTCTGAGGGTAATCCCGTGTACCAGCGCATTAGTGCCGGGCCGGGGGACTTCCTGGTCAACGACGATCCGAACGGCAAGTTCGGAGCGCTGGCTGGTGGGGACATGTCTGGGTACATTTCCTCGTTGGACATGGCGGTGAAGGCGTTCTCCGCGATGTCCCAGACGCCGCCCAACTTCCTGTTGGGGCAGATGGCCAACCTCAGCGCTGACGCTTTGAATGCCGCGGAGAAGTCGTTCCGCAATAAGATCGGGTTGTATCGGAGCCAGTTCGGGGAGGCGTGGGAGCGTGTTCTTCGGATTGGGATGATCTTGGAGGGGCGGGAGCCGCGTGAGCGTTGGGAGCATAACGAGGTTCTTTGGCGGGACATTGGCTCCTCTGCGTTGTCCCAGGTTGCTGACGCCTTGTCGAAACTGCGGGATATTGAGGTTCCTGCGAAGGGGCTCTGGGAGATGGTTCCCGGAGTGTCGCCCGCGCAGCTGGCGAGGTGGCGCGATCTTGACGCTGATGACCGCCTCGGCACGGACCTTTCTGGGTCGGTGCGCGATTACGAGGAGATGTCGAAGAACGGCGACCCGTTCTCTGCGCAGGGCGCGGAGGTGACGGGTGGCTGATCTTGCGGCTGCGGCCCGCGTGGTCGCGGCGTTCGAGCAGGCCATCGGGGAGCTCAGTCTTGACGCTGTTCAAAGTGCTGCGAAGTGGTGGAATGGCCTCAGCGATGTGGGGGCCGCCCCTGACGTGTTCGCCTCGCATCTCGCAGAGAAGTGGAATCAGGGCGCAGTTCTCGGGATTGTGTTCTATCGGCTTCTGCGTGCCCTGCACTTGGGTGCGACAGTCGCGTCCCCCGTCAAGTACCACAGGAATCGTGGGCTGACGGTCGGCGACTTGGTTCGCGAGTTCAACGAGGCGAGCGGCGTCAAGTTGAATCTGGGGGGGCTGGAGCGCCAGCCTGTTGGGGTTGAGCCCAGCGGCCACGTGCGCGCAACGGATTTGCGGGCAGTGGATTTGGCGGCGGCGAAGGATGCCCTGGCGGACCGTTTGGAGGCGGCCCGGGCTCGCGGCGGGGTGCGGGAGTCGGATGCGGCTTATGCGGCTGGCGTGGCCCAGCAGGCCACTGTCGGCGGCGCTCGGACGATGGTCGAGGCGTCCGGTAGCGCGGATAAGGGGTTGCGCGGCTGGGTGCGCGTGTCGGGGTCCGGGCGGCCCTGCGCGTTCTGCGCGATGCTCTTGTCCCGCGGGGCTGTGTACAAGTCGAAACAGACTGCTACGACGGCTAAGAAGCCGCGGGCTGATGGCACTACTGGGTATCATCCGAATTGCAAGTGCTACTCTTTGCCGGTTTTTGCGAACACTGATTTGAAGTCCAGTAAGTTCGCGTTGAACCGGGAGCTGCATGACGTGTGGCATGGGGAGTTCAGTGGGAAGGGGCTCAAAGGCCGGGAAGGCTGGAGGAGCTTCTTCTACAAGAAGTACGGGCGGTGACCGCCGCCCTGCTGTTCGTTTCTGTTGGGGCCCTGGCGGCCCTATTTGAATTGCTGTCGTCTTGTGGCCGGGCGTCACTTCGAGGGCAGCGGAGGGGAATGCTGATGAATGACAATAAGCCGAAGGAAACGGAAGAGAACACCGAGAAGCCGGAGCAGGAGCCCGTCGGGGAGGCTGCTGCGAACAAGGTTGAGGACCTTCCTGAGTGGGCGCAGCGTGAGCTGCGCGAGGCCCGTAGCGATGCTGCGAAGTACAGGACTTCCGCGAGGGAGCTTCAGGAGCGGATTGGCGGCCTGAAGACGCCGGAGGAGGTTGACGCTGCGCTTGCCGAGTATCGCGACAAGGTTGAGAAAGCCGAGGCTGAAGCGAAGGCCGTGAAGGACCGTGCCGCGGTGCGCGGCGAGTTCAAGGCCCTTCCTGACGAAGCGTTCGACTTTGTGCCACAGGGGACGGTCGAGGAGATGCGCGCGGCTGCAACCAAGCTTGCTGCGCTGTTCCCGGACAAGCCCGCTGGGACGGGGAAGCTGCCCCGCGGTGGCGGTGGGATGGTTCCCGGGGACGCTGAGCCTGCTTTTGATGTGGATAAGTTCATCAAGGGTATTCCTCGTTACTGACATTTTGATAACCCGTAGGAGGGGTGAATGGTTGACAAGAATGTCGCTGTCAAGCCCCAGAAGCTCGCGCAGGCGGCTCTGGGCTTGTTGGAGCGAGAAATGGTCGTCCCTGCCCTGTTTTTCAAACAGGGCATTGACGAATACAAGGGGGCGCTGGACGATACTATTAACGTCAAGATTCCCGGAGTTTTGCCTGCGCGTGATTACGCGTGGAGGAATGACCGGACCACGGCGATCACGACTGACGCTTACAAGGAGCGTAAGATCGCGATTCGTTTCGGCGGTAACGCCGTGTCGGCAGCGCATTTGACTGATGAGGAGCGCGAGTTCGACTTCGGCGGTTGGGCGGGCTCGATTCTGCCTGCGCAGTCGAAGGCTGTTGCGCGTGCGTTGGAGTACGGTGCGGTTGATACGCTTCGAAACGGCAAGTACGCGGTTACTTTGGGCGCGAAGCCCGAGAACATTGTCAAGGACATTGTTGAGGCGCGTCGCGTGTTGAACCGCACGGGTGCTTCCAAGGTGGGGCGCATCCTGTTGGTCGGTTCGGATTGGGACGCGATTCTTCAGTCCTCGAAGGAGCTGACCGCGGCGAGCGTCGGTGACGGCGTGGCGGAGACGGCGTTCGAGGATGCGTACATTGGGAAGATCAAGGGGTTCACGGTTGTGACCTCTGAAGAGATTGACCCGGGCGAGGCTTACGCCCTCACTGGCGGCGCTTTCGTGTTCCTGAATGCTGCTCCTGCGGTGCCTGACTCTGTTGCCGGGGCGTCCGCCATCGCCCAGGATGGCGTCGCCATGCGGTGGATCAAGGATTACGATGCCACGCACCTCATGGAGCGCAGCATCGTCAACACCTGGTACGGCTTCCAGCAGGTCGTTGATCCTGTCGTGTACTGGGATGCTGCGAAGAGGACTGAAGTCGTGTCTGACGCCGAGTATGGTATTCGTGCGGTCAAGCTGGCGCTTGACGGCACTGATTCCTACTTCGCTGAGGGTAGTGATAAGACCGTTGTGTCGAAGGCGTTGAAGTTGGATAAGCGGGCGAAGGCGACGACCTACGTTGCTCCTGCTGGGCCGTGATTCCAGCTGGCCTGGCTGCGGGGCAGGTGTTCGCGGTTATTCGCGGGCGCCTGCCCCGGTGTGGCCGCGAACCGGTAAGGAGGTGGCGTGGACGCTTCTAGGAAAGCGGAGATGCTGATTTCTGTCGATGAGTTGGCGGCGATGCTGAAGTACTCGCTCATTGGGGACGAGCGGGACGGGGCGGCCGAGTTGATCTGGGACGCCTCGAACCTGGCCCGACATTACGGGAGGGCCACTTGGCGCGCAGACGCCTGCCCTCCAGTTGTGCGCACCCTGGTGCGCAATGCGTGCGTGCGGTATTTGAATCTTTCCGAGTCCGTTGTCCAATCTCGCGCTGGCGACGAGTCTGAGGCGTACACGGACCTTGGGCTACGGACCGGAACAGTATTCTTCTCTCCTGAGGAGATTGGGACGATCAGGAAAGCAGCAGGCAGGTCCGGGAATCTGCGCGTTGTTCACACAACGGTGCATTCCGGGGAGGCCCCGGAGTTGGACGTGCAGTGGCATAGGGTCGTCGGGCCCGATGGTCTGGTCGCCCATTGGGGGTGGTCCCGTGGCGGTCGGTAGACACCGGGGCGAGATCGGGGTCCTTTACGGGCGGAAGCGCGTGCGGGACTCGCGGGGAAACCTGGTCACCGTCGAGGACCCGTCTCGTTTGTTCCGGGTGCGGATGGGGATGAAAATGATCCGCTCCAACAGGGGAGAGTCCAAAGGTCAACTCACTAATGAAGTGGTGCTCCTGACGTTCGATCCGGTTGATACGGACGGCAACAAGCTCACGGACGTTGGGGCTTGGACGCGCGTCGAGTTCGACGGTCGCACTTGGGATTTGGCGTCGCCTCCCGCGTTCAAGCGGGGGACGCGGCGTACCGCTCATTGGGAGGCTGAGGTTCGTCCGCGGCCTCCGTCGAATCTGCGGGGGGTGTCTGGTGGTTAAGATGCTGGTCACGCCGCACAGGTTGAACAAGATCGTGTCGCACATGCCGCAGGTGCGGGCCGCGGTGACGGCACAAGTGGCTGCCCGCGCCCCTCGCGCCCGCGCCGTGCTGGCGCGGCACCGGCGCACCGGAGCCTCCCGCATCGAATCCTACGTCGCCGAAACGGACGGTTGGATCGTCCTGGTGGACCCGCGAGGGAACGCGGCCACCATCGAGTTCGGCCGCAAGGGCCGGTGGGTTGAGCGGCCCCGATGGGTTGGCCGCGGCGCCGGTCGCAGGGTTGCTGGAGTTGATGCGGTGTGGATACCGCCGTCGAAACCGGTCAAGGCCCTTGCTGCCGCTTCTGGGGGGTGATTCTTTGGCGTTCGATGTTGAATCCCTGGATTCGGGGAAGCATGTCGCTGTAGAGGACTTTTTGCCGGGCTGGCTTTCCCGGGCTCTCCCTGACGGGGTTACGGTTCGCACGCGCATTGAAGAGGGGGACGCGATGCCCTACCTCCTCGTGACGGAGGTTGATCCCGAGGGCGTGTCTGCGGCCGCCCGCAGGGGTGGCGATGACGTGGATGTCGTGGAGGTTGAGTTTCACGCTTTCTGCGAGGGCTTGGACGCGGAGCGCGCGTGCTGGAAGCTGCTGTGGGCGTCTTTCAAGTTGATTGAGGAGTGGGCGAGGAAAGGGCGGCGAATCGGGAGCGCCGCCTCGTTTCTCGTGGGGGCCCGTTTGCTGGAGAGGCCGCGGCGCCGTCCTGATTGGGCTGACGCTACTGGCCCGGTTCAATACCAGGATTTGCCCGTGGGCATTGAGCGGTTTGTCGCTCGGGCGAGATTGACGATTATCAATAGGTGATGGCGCGCCTTGTTGGAAGGCGCAGGAAGGGGGCTGGGATGGCCCTAGAGGATAAGAAGACACTTGTAGTCGGTGAAATGAACTTTTTCACCGCTGACGAGTATACTAAGCCGCCCACGGTGACGGCTTACAAGCAGGACAGTACGCCTGGGAAGACGACCGCTCTGGCGGGGTGGGAGAACCTGGGGCATACCCAGATGGAGAATCCCCTGAAGATCACGGTGAGCGGTGGCGAGGTCACTGTGAAGGGCTCTCTTCAGAAGCACGCCCTCCGAACGGCGACTTCTGATCGAAACTTCGCTATTGAGGTTTCGCTCCACCAGTTCGATAAGAACACGATCGAGAAGTGGATGGGGAAGAATGCTGTTGAGGACACTGGCTTGGTGTACGCCAAGCCGAAGCCTCAGCCTTGGCGCGTGGCGTTGCTTGGCATCTGCGAGGACGAGGGCAACATCTTCATGATCCATGCGGGGTCTGTGGATATTGCGCCCAACGGCGACTTCGACGTGCAGAACACGGAGGACCTTGTTGCCCTGCCCGTCAAACTGACTGTGTTGACTGACAAGGAGGGGAAGACTCTCGGCATGTCTGAGGTCACTCCTCTTTCCTGAGTGTTGTGGGGCGGGCTGTGCGGCTGGTGTGCCAGGCGACCACGCGGCCCGCCCGTTTTTCCTGGCATTTCGCATGGCACATTGATTAGGAGGCCGCAATGGCTATTAACTTTGATAACCTTGACCTTGACGCTATCCGCGGAGAGGCTGAGAACAAGCACAAGAACCTCGTTGTCGAGGGTGTTGTGTTCCGTGGGCTGATCCACATGCCCAAGGATGAGAGGGCCGAGTTCCGTGAGCTCGTTTCCGAGTTCCGCGACAATGATGGCAACGATAAGGACGCGGAGACCTTCTACACGAAGGTCCTGACTCTTGTGGCCGCGGACAAGGAGCGCGCCACTGACTTGCTGGCGAAGATTGGCTCCGACCTGGCTGTTCTCGACACTCTGGTGTCGCTCTACTTCGAGCGCACTCAGGTGGGGGAAGCCTAGCCGTCGCGGAAGTGATTGACCGCGCGGGGGCGGGGGTGTATGCCGACCTGCTGCGGTACTACCAGGTTGACTTGGTTGCCGCGGTGGAGTCTGGGTCCCCGTCTCCGCGTCTTTTGTTGGTCCTGATCCACGGCCTTCCTGATGGGTCGTGGACCGCGGCGCTGTTGAACAACAACCCGGAATTGCGAGGGTGGACCCGCGAGGCGGCTCTGCTCGCTGACATTTTCGACAATATCAGCGTGAACACGGTCGCCACCGGAATGGGCGGCGGGCCGCGGAAACCGTACATGTGGCCGGGTAGGCCCGGGGCGAGGGCTGACGATACTTTCGTGGCGGACACGCGGAAGAAGGGTGGCATGCGTGCCGCCTTCGAGGCCGCTTTGTCGGCCTAGTTAAGCGCCTCCTCTTTTCACTGTTTGGGGGTGATGCCTGATGCCGAGGGCTGAAGGTAATGTGGTCGCGAGGCTCGCTGTCCAGGTGATGCCGGATACGGATGGCTTCTGGACTGAGCTCGCGACCAAGCTAGATGCTATTGAGAAAAGGCTCCGACCTTTGGAGGTCGGGGTCCAGTTGGATGAGAACCATTTCGTGCAGAAAGTGCAGGCGCTTGCGCGCCGCGCTGAGGCCGCTGCGCGGGATGTTGAAATTAAAGTGAACGTTGACAATTCAGCGTTCAACAGCCTGGACCAGATGCAGACCCGCCTTGACGATTTGTCGGATCGGGCGCGCGGGTCCCTGTCCGGGGTTTATGATGGGGACCTGGAGACGATTCGTCAGCATTGGTCGCAGACGCTCGACAAGATGCGGAGGGATGCTGCCAAGAAGTTGCGTTGGCGTTCCATTATGCCCGCGTCTGAGGGCGCGGAATGGTCCGCGTTGGACAGCTTCTACTACAAGCGTCAGGTTCAGGGGCGCGCTGATGCTATGCGTCGCGCGTTCTCCGATCTTGGGCCGGTCACGTTCGATATGCGGCCTGACGCCTCGTGGGCGGACAAGGCCAAGGGCGTGCTCGACGGGTTTTTCCAGAAGGAGTACGTTGGGCGGATTCGCTGGACCGTGGACGAGGACTTGTCCGACCAGGGGGCGCTTCGCAGGTTCCGTGATCGTTTGGACCGGGAGTTCGGTTCGAGTGACACGTGGAAGTATCGCGTGGAGCCTGATTTGGCGGTTCAGGACGGGTCGATTGACGCGGCTCTTCTGAAGTTGCGTAGGGAAATCCGTGAAAGGGCTTTCGGGCGCCACGAGGCATTGCACTTGGACATAAAGCCCAACATGTCGAACCGCGAGCTCCGGGAGGTGGGGCACAAGCTGCGCCGCTTCAAGAACAAGTGGGACGACACTGAGCTGGAGTTCAAGCTCGGCCTGGACCACTCGTCCCGGTACATTGCGGCCGCGCGGCTGGCCTTGTTGGCGCGGGATCGTTGGGTGCGTCTCCACCCGCTTGTTGACCATAAGGCGTTTGTGGTCGCTCGCGAGACTTTGGCCGCTATGAGCGGCTTCCGCCTCGCGAAGGACCTCACGTCGAACCTGTGGGACCTCGTTAAGAACTTGGACAAAGCAGTGCCGTTGCTCGGCGCGGTGGGGGCCGGTTTGGCTGCCGCCGCGGCTGGCGCCTCCACGTTGCTGAAGCACACTATCGGCATTAGTGGGTCCATTGTTGCGGCGGGTCAGGCCGCGGCGCTTCTCGGGCCGACGCTTGTGGCGTCAGCGGGCTTTGTCGGGTACACGTTCTACCAGGCGTTGAAGCCCATTAAGGAGTTCGTGCCCGAGATCGAGGGCGCGTTCCATTCGATGAATGATGTGATTCAGCATGGGTTCTGGGAGCAGGCGAGCGGGAATGTTCGTCAGCTCTTGGACGATTTGTTCCCTGCGTTGAATAACGGGTTCAGTGTGTTGGGGCGTTCTGCTGGGCGCCACTTCGGGCGCGTGGTGGATTCGTTCTCGCGGATTCTTGCGCCGCGGATGCAGGAGATGTTCGAGCATTCTGCTGCCGGACTTGATGAGCTGGGGTCGCATACCGATTCCTTGGCGCAGGTGTTCGCGGTATTGGGGCGTCATGGGTCTGCGGCTTTCGAGCGTATCCTTGGTGCGCTTGGTCGGGTCACTGACCGGTATGCGGCGTGGCTGACCGAGGCGGACTCGTCTGGTCGGCTACAGCAGATCATTGACCGCGGCATCCAGTCGTTCGTGGACTTCGGGCGCGCAGTAGGAAATGCTGGCGGGGTTCTTGGTGATTTGTGGCGCGCCGCCGACAAGGCGGGCGGCGCTACTATGGGTCGCCTCGCGGACGGCTTGGAGCGTGTTCATAAGACAACGGCTGGCGAGGCGTTCCAGTCCGGGATGGTGAAGTTCTTCCGCGGGATGAACGCTTCCTGGTCGGAGCTGAAGGTGAATATCGGCGGTTCGCTTGGTGGGTTCGCTGCGTCTATCGCTGACCTGTCGGACAGGGCTGGTCGTCTGGCTGGCCGCGTCGCTGGACAGTTCGGCAACGCGGTGTTCAACGTGTTCTCTGGTCAGGGTTTGAACCAGGGGATTACGGGATTCTTCTCGGGCTTGTCTGCTGGCTTGTCCCGCATTCAGGGTGTCTGGCCGCAGGTGTCCGAGGGGCTTGGGCATCTGTTCAGGTTCATGGGGTCTCTTGGCCGGGGCCTTGGGCCCGTGGTTGGCTCGACCTTGGGGGCGTTGGCTAATGCGGTGACGCGGTTGGAGCCCGCGTTGTCGAGGCTTTCGGAGCGTCTTGGCCCGAAGTTCGCTGCGGCTATTGACGTTGCGGCTGGCGCGTTGACTCCGTTGGCCACGGCGTTCGCGAACCTATTGGACGGCTTGTCCCGCATTCCGGGGGCTTTGGAGCTCGTTATTGGTGGGTTTATGGCGTTCCGGTCGATTGGCTTCGTTGGATCGTTGGTGAAGGCTGTGGCCACGGCGTTCTCCGGCCTGAAGGATACTGCGGCGTCCGCTGTCGGCGCCCTGGGGAGCATTCTTCCCGGTGGTGGCGGAGGCTTGTGGGCCGGGATCAAGGAGGGGGCCGCGGCTGGCGCGGCCTCGCTCGCTGGGGCGCTGCCTCGTTTGGGTGCGGCCGCTAAGGTTGCTGGTGGCGCGATGGGCGGCCTGGGCGCCGCGGCGTCTGGCGTCATTGGTCTTCTGGGCGGCCCCTGGGGGGCGGCCCTGGTCGCGGGCACTGCTGGCGTTGCGGCCCTGGTGTCGAAGCTCAGTGAGGTGTCGTCTGAGGGCTCTGCTGTGGTGAAGGCTTTGGATGCGGTGGCGTCGGGGTCTGAGGACGCTGGGCGGCGTTTGTCGGCTTCTGCGTCGAAGATGTTCAACGGAAGCGGTTTCGATGAGATCACCAACTCCAAGGTTCTGAATCAGGCCGCAGAGAAGTATCGCGGTAATTGGCGGTGGTGGAACAAGTGGTCCGGCGGTAACAGTGGTCACATAGCGGCGGATATCTCTGATGCGTTCGACCGTATTGCCGAGATCGGCAAGTCTGGGGATTCCGTTGGCGCGGTTGAGGCATTGCGGCGCCTTGGCCAGGAGTTCGTGAAGTCTGGTGGTTCCGCTACGGAATGGCGGAGTACGGTCGAGTCGGCGGCCGGGTCCGTTGACGGGCTGGGCGATGCGCTTGGGGACGCGGCGGGCCAGTTCGGCTTGGCGGCGACGCAGGCGAACGGGATCGAGCTCGCGATGGGCGGGGTTGATCTACAGGCGCGGCTCGCGATGGATGCCGTGAAGATGGCCGGCCAGTCTGCCACGGAGATGGGGCACGCGCTTGACGCTATGGCTGGTGGTGGTGACGGGGCGTTCGACCGTTTGGGCCGGTTGAGGTCCGCGGTGGACAACGTTGGTTCCAGCATGGTGTCGATGGCTTCGGCGGCGGTTGACGCCAACGGCCAGGTCGTCCAGTCCGTTGAGGAAGTGATTTCTCGCTTGGGTGAGCAGGTTGATGCTCAGATTCAGGCCGGGGAGAACATGCTTCGTCTCGCGGAGGCGGGGTTCAATATCGACTTCCTGGAGCAGCTAGGCAAGCTCCCCGAAGGCGCCCAGTACTTGCAGCAGCTCGTGCAGTTGCTCGGGGATTCGTCTGCTGAGGGGCAGGCGAAGTTGCAGGCGCTCATTGACCAAGCCAACCGGGTTGGCCCCGCGTTGCAGGGCATGTCCTGGGAGGGGTCGGCCGCGTTGTCCAAGTTGAACCTGGACTCGCAGAACGTGTTCTCGGACTTCAAGAAGAATCTCGACGCGGCCCTGGCGGCGGCCGGTGTTGACGCGAATGTTCGCGTAAAGGTTCAGGCCGCGACGGACAAGGATCAGATCGCCCAAGCTCTTGCTGAGGTGCGGGCGCAGTTCCTGAAGATCAATGACAAGTACTACATCAACGTGAACGGCAAGCTCACTGAGGTTCAGATTGACCCTAACGTGCAGATTGACGGTGCGGAGGATTTGAATAAGAATCTTTCGGGGCTTGTCAAGTGGTTCTCTGGCGATGACGGCGGGCAGGGCCCGTACCAGAACGGGTTTCAGTTCGGCCAGCAGTTCTCTCAGGGCGTTGGTGACGGCGCGACTTCGGGGGCGCCATTGTTGCCTAATCTTGGGCAGGACCCGAATAGTCTCCTCGGCTTTCATGGGGCGATGTTCTGGGATACCGGTTTCGGACATGGGCAGCAGTACTCGAACGGTTTGGCTTCTGCGGTTCCGCAGGCCGCGGCGTCGGGCGCTTTGTTGTCGTCGAGCGCTAAGGCGGGGGCGGACAGCATTTCGCTTGCGCCTTCTGGGGCGTCGGCGGGGTCTGGGTTCGCCAGTGGCGTCGGGTCGGCGTCTGGAGCCGCGGCTGGCGCCGGTAGCGCGTTGGCCGCCTCGGCGGCGTCTGCGGCTTCGTCTGCTGTTGGCCGGTTGGCGGCTATTGGCGCTGCGGCGGGTGCGGGGTTTGCGGCTGGTGTGATGTCTGCTGTGGGCCGCGCGGTTGCTGCGGCTCAGGGCATGGCTTCGCGGGCGGTTACTGCGACTCGGGAGATACTGGACGTGAACTCTCCGTCGCGCGTGTTCAAGCGTATTGGCGGGTCCGTTGTGGAGGGCTTCGCTTTGGGTATTCGCAAGGATACGGGCTTGGCTGTTGCGGCGGCTGAGGGCATGGTGTCTCGCGTGGTCGAGGCGGGCTCTGGAGCGAGGTTGCAGGTGCTCGATGGTGGGCGTTTGCAGGTTGATGGTGGTGAGCAGGTGCTTCGTGTGGCTGTTGATCCTGAGTCGTTGAAGGGGGCCCGTATTGGGTTGCGGGTCTCTGACGACCAGGAGTTCGACGCTTACGTGGCAGATGTTGCTGATGGTCGCGTGATCGAGTACGCGGGCATGGTGTCGTAAAACGCCCCTGTGGGGGCGTTGGCGGCCCACTGGGGCGCGGGCATGGCTGGTGCTGTGTTCGCGCCCTGGGAGGCTGTTTGGGGGTGTTTGAGTGGTGTTTAAGGCTTGGGTTCATTCCCGGTCCGGGCTTGTCTCTTTTTTCGTTGACGAGCTCGGGGTCCTCCTCGCTGACGGCGAGGTGATCGCCGAGGTCCGGGCGGACGCTTGGGGCGCGGGGTTCTGGACGTTCTCTTGGCCGTTCGCTCCGGTCGGGAAGCAGGTGCGCTATGAGTGGCGCGGGGCTGGTGGGTCGAAGGCGAGCGCGGTGTTGACGCGGCTCGCGTCGGAGTCGCCTGGTGGGGCGCGTGTCGCGAACGCTTTGGGGCGCGGCGTTGATGTGGATTTGTACGAGGATACGGGCGATCCTTTGTCTTGGGAGCCGGACGTGTCCGAGTTCGAGAACGGCGTTGTCCGTTATCGGCGCGGGAAGCTGGGCGGGAAGTCCAGGTTCGTGCTGGATTCCCCTGACCGGTTCCAAGACCTCCGTCGAGTCCTGGAGGGGCCCGGCTTGGTTTTGTTGATGCTGGACGCCCCCGCGGCGTCCGTCGAGCCCGTGCGGTGCGTTCTCGTGAAGGGCGTCGAGTATGAGCGATTGTCCACGGACGGGGACCGCCAGATCGACGTGGAGTGGGTGTTGAAGCCCTACCCTCCTGGGGGGTTCGTCCCTGGTGTTCGGGGCCGGGTGTGCCCGTCCTTGACGTGGGGCGATTGCCAGGCGCAGGGGCGCCGCTGGGGGTCGTGGACCCTGATGGGCGCGCTCCGGGAAAGCGGGATGCCATGAGGGGCCCGAGCGGGTTGACGGCTGACGTGTTGTCGGGGCCGTGCCTCGTGGAAGCGAAAGTGATGGTGGTCCGCGGAGGCCGCGTCCTGTGTGAGAACGTGGTCGTCGAGTCGGGCACGCTGGAGGTGTCGGAATCTCAGGCCACACAGGAGCGCCTGTCGTTCCGTGTGGCTCCCGATTATGCGCCCGAGCATGAGTGGAGTCCGTTCGCTCCGTTCGGGCAGACCGCGCATCTGACAATCCATGTGACGACCGCTCTGGGCAGCGAGTTCGTTGTGGACCGCGGGTGGTTCCTCTTGTCAGAGGCGAAATGGAGTCGCGGCGGCGAGGTGCAGGTGACAGCGTACTCGCTGTTGCAGCGCCTTGTTGAGGATGATTTCGCGTGGCCCACTTCCCCGGAGCCAGGGGCGATGCTTAGTGGGGAGTTGGCGCGCCTGTGCGCGCCGCACTTGACTGTTGTGCTTGATGCCCCGGACAGGAAGTTGCCTGGGGGGTTGTCCTGGGGGAACAAGCGTGTTGACTCTGTGAAGAAGTTGTTGGACGAGTACGGTCTTTCCGCTTATGTGGGCGCGGATCGCCAGTTGCATGTTGTGCAGCCCGGGGTCGGTCAGCCGGTGGCCAGGTATTCGGGTGATGACCTGGCACTAGGTGAGAGTCGCAGTCTTGATCGCAAGACGGCGAATGCCTGGACGGCAATCACTTCGCAGCTCAGTGGTGGCGGGAAGTATTCGGCGTACAGGGAGTCCCGGTATGGGCCGAGGGATGCGTCTGTTTATGGGCGAGTCCACGAGGTCTTGCAGGTGAAGGATGCTTCGCAGGAGGCTGCTGAGGAGGCGGCTGCGCGGGCGTTGACGGAGGCGCAGTCGGGCGCGGAGACGCGCTCGTTTTCCATTGTCCCTGATTATCGTGTGGACCTCGGTGATGTTGTTTCAGTCGAGGACGGTGCGGGGCGTCTGGTGACGGGTGCCGTCTGCGGGTTCTCGATGGATTGCGGTGGCGGTGCGCAGGGGATGCGCCTTGATTTGAAGGTGAGGGTTGTGTGACTTCGGGGAAGAACAGTTTTTGGTTGGCGGGTGCTAAGCCGCCCGCCCCTAGTGTGTCGTCCACGATCCCTGGTCGGTTCGTTGGGGATGGCGAGGCGGGGACGGTCCGCGTCGAGGTGGGGGAGTCGGGGAACATTGTGAATGTTCCGTCCGGGGGCGGCGTGTTCTCCGAGGGCGCGCCGGTCATGGTGCAGCTGGCCCCCTCGGGGGCCCCTATGGGGCTCCTCTCGTCCACCACAGTGGCCTCTGACGCCTCTAAGCGCGTGTACGTGGGGGAGGAGGGGGCGGTAGCCCGCCAGGCCCTCACGTCGGCTTCTGACGCGCTCGCCGAGGCGGAGAAGGCGGCTCGCAAGATGGAGGCCGCGTTGAAGGCTTTGGAGGAGGCGAACAAGGAGGTTCCATCCCGCCTCGCTCAGCTGGAGCGGGACCTTCAAGAGGCGTCCAAGCAGGTTCTCGCAGCGCGGAACATGTACACGGTCGCGTCGCGGGCGCCGACCTCTGCGGACACGCAGGACCGACCGGCTGGAGCCGTGTGGGAGCAGGTCGGTTCGGACGAGAAAGTGACGGGCCGCTGGGTCTTCCAGTCAGGGGAGTGGAAAGCGGTTTCCCTTGACGACGACCTGATTGGCTTTGACCGTGAGACGTGGACGCGGCTTCTGCGCGTTGCCGGAGACGCCACTATCGGCGGCAACCTCCTTGCGGGAGGGTCGGTTACCGCGGAGAAAGTGGTCGCCTCGAAAGAACTGAGCGCGAAGGTCGCCCAGTTCGAGGACGCGGTGGTGGACAAGCTGAAGGCACAGCACGCCGTTATTACAGGTGATTTGATTGCCGAGCGCCTTGTCGGCAAGGAGCTCGTGGGCGGGTCGGTGACGGCCAGTGGGGATGGCGGGCTGTCCACTGTTGCTATTGATTCCCGGGGGCTGGTCCCTGAGGTTCGTTTCAATCGTCGCAAGTCGGACGGGTCGAACATCATTCTTACGAGGCTTGTTCCTACGGGCGTTGATGTGGTGACTCCCTCTGACGGCGTTTTCTCCTACTCGTGGAGAGACCTGATTGGCGCTCCGTCATATAGGTTTGCGTCTGGGAAGGTGAATTACCTGCTTCCCGTGGGGCGCAAGGACAAGCTTGCGTTGCGGACTGATTCGACCAGTCGGGCCAAGCAGATGCGCACTGTTGGCCTGGGCGGGTCTTTGATGGTGCCTCGTTCGGGCCGGTACAAAGTAACGTGTTTCGCGTGTGTGCAAACCTCCTCCTGGTCGAATGTTATTTCTCTGGCTCTGTTGCGCGGGGAGGCAGAGGACGCCGAGTGGGGGGACCTGTACTCATACGCCTATGGTCCGGCCAACCAGTACGTGACTCCCTCTGTTGTGGGCACCATTGATGTGACATCTTCTGAAAAGATTTCGCTTGGCTTGTCGGCAAGTGAAAACGGCGCGTACTTGAAGGATTATCGGGTTGAAGTTGATTACGTCTGCCCATTGTGATGGGAAGGGGAATTAGTATGACTAAGAAATTGCGCAAGGGCGTTCAGGTGCCCACGGAGAACGACCCCCTCCTGGAGGGGCTGTACGGCGCTTTCAACAGTGCTGGCGTTGTGACTACGGTCCAGTCCGCGGAAGAGGCCCGCAGGCTTGTTGACGTGGCCGCTGGGGCCGGGGAGGGGCCCACTACTGCGGAGCCGTGGTTCTTCAACGTGGCTCAGCAGCTCTACTTCGCGGATGGCACGAAGTGGAAGAATGGCAACTGGGCGTTGAAAATGCTCAACGAGGTTGAGCATGTGAACTACCCGTATGCTGCGTCTGGCGCCTGGTACAACGTGGGGGCCGGTCAGTACTACAAGTACTATGATTCGACCCTCAGTCCGAAACCTTATCGGCGCCTGGTGCTGGCGTTCTTGTCCGCGTGGGCGAACACCACGGGAAGCGTTGACTTGTACCTGTCGATTGACGGGACGGGCACGCTGCGGTCGGCGTTCAACTCTGGTGGAGGAGACCAGCAGTCGAACTCCCTGTTCAACTTCGGCCTTATCGAAGCCAATGCTGAGCCGAAGGTCGAGTGGGGGATTTACGGGCGTGGGAGCGGCGGTAGCGCCGCGTTCACGACTGATCCGGGCTACAACAGGTTCATGTGCATTGCCCTTCCTGTGAGCCTGTGAGAGGGCGTGCGCATGGCTTTTCGTAGGCCCGTGGTGGATTACCTGGCCGTGTGGCCGTGGTGCGTTGGCGAGGTCGTGAAGGCGGGCGCGCTGCGCTCGCTTGGGGGCCGCGTGTGGAGGGCCCTGTGCGAGCACGAAACGCACATGGGGGTTGCGCCTGGCGCGGATAGTGATGTTGTGGTGTGGGAACGGGTGATGTGAATGCCTTTTACTCCGGCCGATGTTGAACGGCTTCTGAACATGTCGGACGAGGATTTGTCCCTGTTGTACGACAAGGTTATGTGCGAGTTCCGGCGTCGGGACGCGATACAGCAGGCCAAGGAAGAGGCGGACCGGGTTGCGCGCGAGTACGCGGCGGCGGTCGCGGATGCTGAGCCGAAGAAGATTGAGGACCTGAGCAAGGCGGCCTCGGTCGGCCCGGGGGAGACTGTGACTTTCCCGAATGGGAAGTGGCGGAACGTGTCCGGCCAGTGGTTGTCTCCGCATACGCAGGGGCCGTCTTCTTTCTGGCAGGGCTGGATGAAGCTCGATGGAAAGAAGATCGATTTGCAGGCCTTGAAGCCTTGGGGTGTTGGTTTCAAGGTGAATGCTGGGGATCAGTGTCGTCATGATGGTAAGGCGTGGCGGGCTTTGCAGGAGCATACGACTGTTGCCGAGTGGGCGCCGGGGATGGCGCCTTTGTTGTGGCAGCTCGTGGAGTGATTTGCGTAGTGGGTGCGGGCTGGCGGCCCCCGCGCCCGTGTCGCATGTTTCCTTGGCCGCCGTTTCATTTTGGGGATGGGAGAGAGCGTTGGACTTCGTTAATCTTTCTGCGGATACCGATATGTGGCATCCGAACTGCACGTCTGGCAGGGGCGGCTACAGCCTGAACAAGATTGTTCTCCACCATAATGCTGGCGCTTATATGAGTGCTGGCGCGGTGTATTCGGCCTTTTCGTCGAACGGGACTTCCGCGCATTACAACGTGGATGCGGTTGGGAATATCACTCAGTACGTTCATGACTGGGATACGGCTTATCATGCTGGGCATTGGCCCACGAATTGCTCGTCCATTGGGATTGAGCATGCGAACATTGGTGGCCCGGACAGTGGGTGGGCTATTTCGTCTGAGACTGTGGAGTATGGCGCCCGCCTTACGGCGGCGCTGTGCTATAACTACGGGCTCGGCCGTCCTGCGTATGGGGTGAACGTGTTCCCCCATAATGACTTCTTCGCGACGGCTTGCCCTGGGCAGTTGGATGGGTCTCTGCGGGACGCTTACATGGATCGGGCTGGGTACTGGTATGACGATATGAGTGGCCAGGGCGGTGAGGGCTGGGTGCAGGAGGGCACTGGCTGGTGGTACCGCAACGAGGACGGCACTTGGCAGACCGGTTGGTTCCAGGTCAAGGACGTGTGGTACTTCGCCGACTTGAAGGGCTGGTTGCAGTCCGGGTGGTTGTTGTCCGCGGGGAAGTGGTACTTCCTGCACGACGTTCACGATGCCCGCTTCGGTCAGATGGAGACCGGGTGGGTGCAGGTGAATAATGTGTGGTTCTACCTCGCTCCCGAGGAGAACGGGGCGATGGTCACGGGCTGGCGTCTGATCGATGGGAAGTGGTTCTACTTCGAGTCGAACGGCGCTATGCGCACGGGGTGGCTGGAGGATAATGGCCACCGGTTCTTCTTGCGGGAGAACGGCGCTATGGCGCATTCTGGGGTGTTCCAGACGCGTTATGACGGCGGTTGTAGCGTGTTTGATTCTGAGGGTCATTTGATCGTTGGTCGGGTGACTTTGTTGCAGGACGAGGCTGGCGTGCTGACGCTGGTCGAGGCTAACTGAGGAGGGGGGTGTTTGCGATGACGTTTTACACGAGGAAGTCTTTCTGGCTGGGCGTGGTGGAGCGCGCGGTGAAGACTGCGGCTCAGGCGATGCTGGCGGAACTGACGACTGGCACGGTCATTTGGGGCCTTGATTGGGCCCGGACTGTTGGTGTTGGCCTCACGGCCGCGGTTTGGTCTGTTCTGACTGCGCTCGGTGATCCTGAGCGCACGGACGTTGCGACTGTGACGGGCGCCTGAAGCCTGGGCGCCCTCCTTGTTGTCGGGAAGGGGGTGGGCCTGTGTTGGTGGAGCTTATTGGGTCTCCTGCCATGTGGGCGGTCCTGGGTGGTCTGATCGGTGTTGTGGTTACGGCGATTGGGCGGCGTGAAGATAGGCACCTGACGGCGTTGCAGACTTTGACTGAGCGTTTGGATGCTCAGGTGAGGTCGTTGGAGCGTCGGGTGGATGTCTTGGAGGCTGAGCGGGATTCGCTTGGCCGGAAGTTGCGTGCGGCTTTGGATTGGGGTCGGCGTTTGGTGTCGTGGGGCGAGGAGGTGTCGGATTTGGTTGATCCGACTGTTGATGTTCCTGCGGCGCCGGTTCTTCCGCAGTTGTTGTCGGAGGAGTACTAATCCGTTTTGGGGGGTGTCCTGCGGTGTTTGCCGGAGGGCGCCCCCCTTGTTCTTGTTTGTGTGTGTTGTTGTTTGGGGGTTATGGGTTTGCTGAGTGAGTTGCATTCTGGGGCTGCTGCGGGGTCTAGGCGGGTTTCTGACGGCGCCCCGTGCAAGGTGGGTAGGATTATCGGCGGGCTGGATTCCATGGACGCTGAGTGGCTTCGTGGGGTGCTTGATGATGCTGATGAGACGACGGCTGGGATAAGGCGGACGCTTCGGGCCGCGGGGTTCGAGGTGGCGGCCTCGACGCTGGGGGAGCACCGGAGGGGGGAGTGCTGCTGTGCGACTGTCTGAGTTGCATGAGGAGGTGAATGCTCCTTTCCGGGCCGCTGGGGCCCGGGCGGCTGATGGTGTTGGCGCCAAGGTGTTGACGCTGGACATCGAATCTTCCCCTACGGTCGCCCATGTGTGGGGCCTATGGGACCAGAATGTCGGGTTGAATCAGATTGTCGAGGATGGGCGTATGTTGTCGTTCTCGGCTAAGTGGTATGAGGATTCGCAGACTGGGTTCTGGGCGGACTGGAAGCCTGGTGGGCATGAGGGCATGGTGGAGGAGGCTTGGCGTCTTCTCGACGAGTGCGATGTTCTTGTGACTTATAATGGTAAAAAGTATGATGTGAAGCATTTGAACCGGGAGTTCGTGTTGGCGGGCCTGGGGGCGCCGTCGCCTTATAAGCAGGTGGATTTGCTTCCGGTGGTTCGCAGGCAGTTCAAGTTCCCGTCGAACAAGCTTGACTATGTTGCGTCGCGGCTTGGGTTGGGGCATAAGGTCGCGCACGAGGGGCACGGTCTCTGGATGGCGTGCCTCGAAGGGGATCGGGATGCCCAGCAGCGCATGGAGACGTACAATCGCGGGGATGTGGAGTTGACTGAGGCGCTGTATGACCGGTTGCGCCCGTGGTTGGCGGGCGGCCCGCACATGGGCTTGTATCGGCGTGAGGACAAGTGCGGGGCTTGTCCTCATTGTGGTGGGGTTGAGCGTGTGGAGTGTGGGGAGGCGTTGACGGGGGTGTCGGCGTTCCAGGCTTTCCGGTGCGTGTCGTGCGGCGGCGTGTTCCGTGGGTCGCGGGCTCTGCGTCGGGTTGCGTCGCGTCCTGTTGTGGGGTAGGGTGTTTCCCCTTGACTTCTGATTACCGTCCGGTTAGAGTTGGTGTTGACGTGCTGAAACACCAGCTCCAGGAGGGGGATCATGGCGCGAGCGACCAAGATCATCGACAAGGCCGAGGCCCTGCACTTGCTGCGGGACCGTGGGTTCACGTACCAGCAGATGGTGGACTGGTACAAGCGGCGGCATGGAGTTGATACGTCCGTGAGCATGTGGTCCCGTTTCCTTCGGCGGAACGGTGGGCGGCGCCTGAAGCCGCGGCCCGTTGCGATCCCCTGGATAACATCAAACGACGCGCGGAACCAGAACTACGCGCAGGGGTTGCGGGCGTTGGACGCCGCGGAGCAGGGCGAGGAATTGTCGGACCAGCAGCAGCGCCTCGGGGCCGCGCTGCGTCGGCGCCTGGTGTCGGAGAACCTTGTCGTCGATTATGACCACGATGAGGAGGCGTTCGTGCTGGTACCGCGGCGGCGCGGGGTGGATTCTTGGTGGATCAGGGACCCGTTCCTGGACGACGCGGGGCGTTTGGTGTCTGATTTCTCGCGGATTCGCTTGGAGGCGTACAGGCAGCGGCTCCCGCTCTGACGGGGCTCGCCACCCCCCTCTTCCCGGCCCCACCCACTGAAGCGTGTGGCGCGCCACAGTGTTCGGTTTGACATTAGATGCACTTTGTGCCTAAACTAATGTCCGTCAACAAAGACAAGCATGAACCGAAAGAAAGGAGGCTGATCAAGGTGCGAGCGAAGCGCAGTATCAACCACCTGTCCTACTCCTCCGCGTCCGGGTACGCGGAATGTGGGGAACGGTGGCGGCTGTCCCGTGTCTACGGCTTGGACAAGTCCACGTGGTGGGTCACCATCATGGGGACCGCCGTCCACGCCGTCACCGAGGCGTTGGACCTCGCTGACGTGGACGCCCTGCCGGACAATCTTGCCCCCCTGATCGAGCCCGAGGGGTTCCTCCGGGCCTTCGAGAAGGCCAAACAGGACGCCACCCGTCGCGGCGGCGAAATCCGAGCGTCAGGCCGGACCCTGAAGAAAGGGATCGGCAAGGGTGGCGGCCCTAACAAGAAGGACGAGGAGTGGTGCATCCACTGGGGGCCGCAAATCGTCAACTCTTGGGTGGAGTGGCGCGAGAAAATGGGCCTGGAAGTGGCCCTCTTCCCCACCCGCGACGGCGAATGGCTGCCCGGCGTCGAGCTGGAGGTCCGCAAGCCCATTGGCGGTTACCCCTATGTGGGGTACATCGACCGGGTTTTCGAGGACGCGAACGGCGAATACGTTGTCGTGGACTTGAAGACCGGGAATCCTCCACAATCTTCAACGCAGTTGAAGGCGTATGCGGCACAGCTCCGGGCAGCGGGTGTGCCGGTCGCGCGCGCGGCCTATTGGATGGGGATGGATGGTGACGTGTTGGAGTGGGTGCCCACTCCTCCCGAGGGGGATGACTTCATTGCCGCGTGGCTGAGCAATGTTGGCCGCGGCCTGGAGGCCGGGGTCTTCACCGCTTCCCCTTCGTCGTTCTGCTCGGCGTGCCCTGTGCGTGAGTATTGTCGCGCGGTGGGCGGAGCGCGGGCGGGCGAGGTGCCCGCCGTCGAACGGCCCATCAAGATCAACAACAAGGAAGGAAACATGGTATGAGCGAGCAGCGCAGCATGTCGCCGTGGGCGGACGACGCGGCCAGGGCCGCGGAGATCGCGGAGGCCACCCCGGCGACCGTCAAGATCACGATGAAAGCTGGGGGCGATTACGACGCCCCGTGGATCGTGATCGAGGCTCCCAGCGTTTGTCAGGCGGAGCGTGCCTTGGCGGACGTGTTCGGGTGGCTGAACTGGGACCCGAAGAAGACGCCGTTGGCCGATGCCGTCTTGGCGATGGCGAAGGCCCTGGCGGGGAAGTGGAACGTCGTGGAGACGTTCGACGCCCGATTCATCGGGGACGATGGGGGGCCGATTGATTACGGCGTCCACCCCGAGGACACAGGTAGCGCCCCCCAGGAGCGGCGTGGGGGCTTTGTGGGGCCTGGCCCCTACTCCAACCTTTCGGAGAACGAGATCGGCGTCCTGCACGCCATTCAGGCGTGCTCTGACGTGGCGCAAGTGAGGGCCCTGTGGGGCCAGTACGCGGTGACGTTGAACAACCAACCAGTCCTGTTGGAGGCGTGGAAGGCGCGGGGGCGGGAGCTCGCCGCTGCGGCCAAGTCCACCTCCTGACGCTACTACTATTGTTCGGTTTGATATTCGATTTGAACAATTTTCAAAACTAAGACCAGACGAAAGTGAGGCAAGCGTGAAGCTTGTGACGAAACTCCCCCAGAACAACCGTTACTTCAACAACAAGGACAATATGTCCGCCCACGCAATCCTCCTGATCCCCAGGAGCGTGGAGTTCGATGTGGAGCGCGAGTACAAGGGGCGCCCGGTGAAGTCCCAGCGCGTCCTGATGGACGCCCATGTCTTCCATTCCCAGGCGGACCTGACGAACGGAACTCCCGAGGTGATGATTGGCGTCCAATGGGACACCAACAAACCAATCGCAAACGGACTGTATGCCGAACTCGGGAACCTTTGCGGCCCGTTCCGTCTCGGGAAGAAGCAGGGCAGGGATTCTGCCTACTGGGATTTGATTCCCATTGAGGAGGGGCAGGCCGGTTACGACGAGGCTATCCGGTATGCGATGGGCCTGGTGGAGGCTGCTGAGCGGGCGGGCGAGGCCCCGTCGTTCGATGACGAGCCCGCCGCGGCTGCTCCTGCGGTTTCGGCGCCCGCCCCGGCGGCGCCCCCGATCCCCGACTTCGGCTTCTAAGGGAGGCGGGGCGTGGGGCTGGGCCCGTTCCAGTCTTTACGTCGTGGCGTCGCTTCCGCCCAGCCGCTCCCCAGGGTCCCGGGGTTCCGGGACTTGTACCGGGAGGGCGTGGTCCCCCGGAGGGGGCAGGTCATTATGGTGGCTGGGCGGAGCGGCACCCAGAAGAGCGGTTTCGCGTTGTTCTGGGTTGCGCAGATGGGGCTTCCGACGCTGTATTTCAGCGCGGATATGGCTCCGTTCACGGCGGGGACGCGGTTGGCGAGTATTGCTACTGGGCGTCCGTCCCGCGAGGTCGAGGCTTTGATGGGTTCGGTCCGCGGGCGGGCCTCCTTGGAGGAGGCCGTTAAAAGCCTCCCCATCCAGTTGTCCTTCGGGTCTCCGATCACGTGGGACCGCGTTGAGGACGAATTGAATTGCTGGGCTCTCTTGCATAATGCGTATCCGCAGGTTGTTGTGTTCGACAATCTGATGGATTTCGCTGGTGGGGAGTCCGATTACGAGGCGCAGATGGGCGTGATGCAGGACATCACGTCGTTTGCGCGGGCGACCGGTTGCACGGTGATCGTGTTGCACCACGCGTCGGATAAGACGATGGATGCGAAGAATGCTCCGTGGAGGCCGCCCTCCCGGGACCAGATCAAGAACGGTATGGCTGAGAAGCCTGAGCTGACTCTGACTATTGGTCTGGACCCGGTTAACAAAGAGTTCCACGTTGCTTGTGTGAAGCAGCGTGATGGGTTCTGCGATCCCAGTGCTGAGCATATTGTCACGTTGGCGGTTGATCCGTCGCGCACGTGGTTCGGGGTCGCTGGCACAACTCCCGAGGTGGGGGCTGTGAGTGAGATTGAAAGGAAACAGGAACAATGACGAGCACGATTATTGCGGTTGTCGCGGCCGCGGTTTCGCTCGGGAGCTTCTTCATGATGGAGTTCGTTCTCCGTAGGCACGCTGACGAGGTGGATTGGAGGGCGCGGGACCTTCAATTCCAGGTTGAGGGGGACCGCGAGCGGACGAAGCGCGCGCTCCGCGAGCTGAGCGGGGTCGTGGGGGCGATGGAATCCGATCTGCGGGCGCTCATTGATGCTTCTGTGGATTTTGAGGAGGAGTATGCGCGGGATGGTCTGCGTGGCGGCTGCCAGTGCCGTCGCGGCCTCGAAGATGCGCGAGTCCTTCTCCCCAGTGGGGGAGATTGCGAATGACAGTGCTGACTGGGCTGATCTGGTTCGTGACTGGGCTCGTGCTTGGACTGCTGATTGGCGGCCTGGACGTGCCGCCCCACCAGGGAATGTGAAAGGAGACCACGATGAGTAATCCGGGTAAGCGCAAAGGCTCCCAGTGGGAGACGGACGTTCGACAGTACCTGCGTGGGCGAGAACTCGATACCGAGGCACTTCGTCAGATGGGCGCCCTGGATGAGGGAGACCTTGTGGTCCGCACTCCGGGCCATGACCTGCGCGTGGTTGTGGAGGCGAAGAATCGGGGGAAGCTCGACCTCGCTCAGTTCCTCCGTGAGGCGGAGGACGAGGCCGCGTTGCACGCTCATAATCGTGGGCTCCCGCAGGAGCGGGCTGTGCCCGTTGCGGTCGTGAAGGCCCGCCAGAAGTCCACGGGGGAGGGGTACGCGGTGATGCGACTGCGGGACCTTGCGCGCCTGCTGGGCATGCTGTAGGAGGGCGTCTGGGGTGTCGGCTGCGAGGTGGGGCCAGTCCCCCGGCGGCCGGTCGGATAGTGAGGGGGCGGGGCGTTTGCGTCAGGTGCTCGCGCATTTCGGCGTGGACGCCCCGCCTGGCCCCAGGGGCATGATCGTCTGCCCGTTCCACGGGGACGTGAATGCAAGCCTGAGCTTGGACTTCGACCGGGGCCTGTGGCATTGCTTCGGCTGTGACCGGGGCGGGGACTGGGCTAATTGGATTATGGAAGAAATAGGAGCAGCGTCTTTTGGGGATGCAGAACGTTATGCCGCTTCTGTCGGAATCGGCGTTGAGGGAACTTCGGGCCAGGTACGAGGCGTACCGCAGTCGGGCCGGTGGGGTCAAGGAGTACTTGGCGGCGCGGGGGCTTTCCGCGGAGCTGGTGGACGCGGCGGGACTCGGGTTCGTTGGTGACGACCCGCTCCCCGGAGACGAAGCGTTCCAGGGGCATTTGAGTATTCCTTACGCGAACGCTGATGGCGTTGTTGTGGGGATGCGGTTCCGCCGCCTTGACGGCGGTGGCCCGAAGTACACGAGTCGTGCGGGGGACCGGGCTCTCCTGTACAACGCGAGACTTATTACTGGCGCCGCTCACGCTCACATTTGTGAGGGGGAGTTGGATGCCTTGTCTCTTGCTCAGTGTGGTCTGCTGGCTTGTGGGCTGCCTGGCGCGTCCACGTGGAAGCCGTGGTACGCGCTCTTGTTCGAGGGGTGCGAGCGGGTGACTGTGTGGACTGATGGTGATGAGGCTGGGGATGAGGCGTGGCGGAAGATCAGCCGCGATCTTCCTTTGGCTTCGCGGGCGCCCGTGCCTCGCGGGATGGATGTGAATGCGTTGCTTGTTGGGCGGGGCCCCTCGGGGGTCCGCGGGCTTATCGGCCTCGAATGAAAACTATTTGAAAGGAAACAATTATGAGTAATGGTGTTTTTTCGCGTGAGCGCGTGAGGGAGCTGCTGCGTGAGGGGCCCTCGTGCCTGCTGGAGGAGATTCCCGCGGATGCGACGGACGAGTCGAGTGTGTTCTGGCGGGCGTACCGGAAGGGTATGGAGTGGTTTTCGCGCCGGTCGCGTGTGCCTGTCGAGGAGGTCATGGGGTTCCTGTGGGGGCGGGCGTGGGCTCGGGCGCAGAAGGTTTCGCATAAGTGGACGGTTGCTGGCGAGGCGGGGCTTGTGAACTGTTTTTCCCAAATCCTGTTCGAGCAATACCCGGATTACGCTCACCATGAGCGCGAGGTGCCGTGGGACTTCTCTCCCGCCCCCCTGGGGGGTGCGGCGTAGTGTACGAGCCGGGAATGATCGTGAAGCTCCTGCCCGCTGCGTTCGATAAGCAGCGCGGGTGGGGTGTGCGCCTGTCGGACACTCATGTGGAGGCGGGGATGCCGCGGGCGGCGTCGGACCCGTCCCAGGGTGGGACGCTGATGGCGATGTGCGCTGATGTGCAGCGCGCGTACTGGAGTTTGGAGCAGGCCGAGCGGAACGTGGTGGGGTGCCGCCACATTCTGGGGTGGGAGCAGCATGAGGTTGCGGCCCGCATGGGAGTGTCGCGGTCTCGGGTCGCTCAGATCGAATTTGCGGCTGTGCGCCGCATGTGTGTGAGGCTGAATGGGCGTCCTCTTGGGGACGGGTTGGATGAGGTGTGA